AACGCTTGGCCCGAAGTTTGGGTTCGAGCTTTTTGCGAACCAGAACGTCAAGAGCCACACTGGCGGCGCTTGCGCCGATCCTGACGGCGCGATCAATAACGCCGCTGGATATGCCGCAGGCACGAAGACCATCAACATAGACGGTCTGACCGCCGCCGGCACGGTCAAGGCCGGCGATGTCCTGGAGATCACGGGCCACACCCAGAAGTATGTGATCACTGAGGACGCGACCGCAGTTGCCGGCGCGATTACGCTAAAGATTGAGCCGGGCTTGCAGTTGGCCGTGACCGACGCACAGGTGGTGAAGGTCATCGTGGGCAACTTCAGCGAGAGCCTTGGGTTCCACCGCAATTCGATCGCACTGGCGATGGCTCCGTTGACCGAGGCTGGGAACAACCTGGGTGCCCGCATCAGCACGATTACCGATCCGGTTACCGGGTTGGCGCTCCGTTCCCGCATCTGGTACGAAGGCGACGACAGCACGATCAAGGTCGCGCTCGACGTCTTGTACGGGATGAAGGTGCTTGATCGAAACATGGGCGTTCGTCTGCGCGACGCCGCGTAGTTTTCCATTTGTTGATAGTGGGGCTGCTGCGTGCGGCCCCACTTTCATCTAGGAGGCATATGGCCCTGATAAAGATTGTGAACTGGAAGAAGCCTGACGCATTCCTGTGGCTGGACGAGAGGGATATAGGGAAGGACCCGCGCTATGTGCGTTGGGAGGACCGCGACAAGAATCCTGGGACTGCCAAGGAACCAGAGCAGGCCGAAGGAGAGCCGGCCAAGGACGGCAAGAAGCCGGAGACTCCGCCGATTCCGGGGCTTGAGGGGGCGGTGGAGTCAATCGCCAGAAAGACGGCCAAGGCAGCGGCGAAGGCAGCGAAAAAACAGAAAGGCGCAAATCCAAGTGAAAGTGATCAGACCGACATCAAACCCGAGAATGAACATGGCGGTGAAGCTCTCCCGCACGACGAGAATCCGGATGCAGCTGGCGCGTCTCTTGATCCGTCTGGCCTATAAGGTGGGTGGTATCGAGGTCGAACCGAATCCGACGCGGCAAGACAAGCGCCGCATGGAGCGTGGCCGCAAGGTGATGAGCACCTACTGAGATGAGGTGAGACATGGCGATCCCGGAAATCAATGCGACCTCTGGCAGCTCGGATTCAAACTCATACTGCACGTTGGAAGAAGCAAACGCTTATCACGAGACTCGGTTACATACGAGCGATTGGGACACCGCAACGGATCCGACGAAGACCAAGGCCTTACTGTGGGCCGCCAGGCTGCTCGACAGTCAGATCGCATGGGACGGATACCCGACCGACGTGGACCATCAGGCGCTTCAGTGGCCGCGCATCGGCATGTACGACGGCGATCCGATCGATAGCGGTCTTTACGATGGAGTAGGCCGCATTCTTGCCGACAGCGAGATTCCGCAGGCGCTGAAGGAAGCGCAGGCGGAGCTTGCGATGTATCTGATTGCCAACGATCGAACTGCCGAGCTATCGACCGAGGGCTTGGGCGACATCGCCGTGGGCCCGGTCAAGGTCGGCTTTAACCAAGGTAATTCGCCTAAGCGGCGTGTCATTCCCGAGGCAGTGTACGAGATGATCTCGCTTTGGGGAGACCGCAAGCACGGTTCGAGCGGCATGATCAATCTGGTGCGAGCGTAACGATGAACTCGAAACTCATTCACGACCTCGTGGCCGTGGCAAACCGGACCGTCCAGGGATTGCTCGCCACCGTGCAGCATCAGACCATGACGGGAAGATCCGCCTACGGAAAGCCCGAGTACAACGATCCCGTGGTCAGGAAGGCATTGATTATCAATCGTGAGCGCCGCCGGAGACTGGCGGATGGCACCGAGCTTGTCAGCCGTACCCAGATCATCATCCTTGAAAACGTGGCCGTAAGACCAACGGATGTGTTCACGATGCCGGACGGCTCACTGCTTCCCATCGTTGACGTTCAGGCGACGCTCGACAGTGACGGGCAACCGTATGCGGTCGAGGTCTGGTTCGGAGAGAGACGTGATTGAGTTTAAAGGCGAGTTTGTCGGTCTGACGCAAGCCATCACTGGCCTCGCAAAGCTCGAACGTGGACAGGCCGAGGCAGTGGCTCGCGGCGCCTACGGCTGGTATGAAGAGGTAATGACGGAGTCGAAAAAGGAATGCCCGGTTGATACGGGCGCCTTGAAGTCGACCGGGCACGTCGAGAAGCCGGTGATCGAAGGAGGAGTCGTCACCGTAGTGGGCGGCTACGGCGGTCCTGCGCAAGGCAAGAATGCGGGCAAAGAAGTCGGATACGCTGCGGAAGTCCACGAGAACCTCGCAGCCCATCATAAGGTTGGAAAAGCGAAGTTTCTCGAAGACCCGATCAACGAGGCATGGCCGAAGCTCGACGCGGTGATAGCGGAAGAGATCGAAATCGAGGCCGAGAACGCCTTGCCGAAGTAATGGAGACATCCGATGCTCCTTGACGACATCTGCGGGTATCTGGCCGAAAACGAGTACGGCACTGAGGGAGAAGACCTCTTCAAATCAGACCTTCCAGACACGCCTGATGGAGCGGTTGCGGTCTTTGAATATCGCGGTCAGGCGCCGATCAGAACGTCAGGGGGAGTAGCGGCCGAGCAGCCCCGATTCCAGATCGAGGTCCGGGATTCGGACTACGAAGACGGCCGTCTGAAGATCGAGGGGATCAAGCAACTGCTAGACGGCCTGGCGGACCAGGCACTGAATGACACGCGATACGTGTGGATTGCCGCGCTCGATGAGCCGTTCGTGTTGCGGCGGGACGAGCAGGGCCGCACGGTCTTTGCCTGCAACTTTGAAGTTTTAAAAGAACGCACCCAGTTATGAGGGGCGCTTCCATTGTGGCCTATAGGAGGACGGCGTGACTGCAATTGCCAACATTATCAAGGATCGGAAGGTGTATCTCGGCGGTGTCGACCTGAGCGGCGACGAGAACGAAGTGAGCCTAGCGATTGAGTTCGACCAGAAGGAATGTACGACCTTTCCGGACAGCTCGCACGTGACGGCGCCGGGCCTAGCGAAGATCACTCTCGACCAGAAAGGCTTTGTCACCTTCGGCGAAGGGCTGGTCGACGAAACCCTCGTGGCGCGCCTCGGGACAGCGGGTGTCCCCGTTTCTGTCACGCAGAAAGGCGGCGTGAGTGGCGAGATCGCCTATTTTACGAAAGCATGGGGCTCGAGTTACGCCCCGAGTATGAAAGTGGGCGAGCTGCCGAGCTTCGATTTTTCAATGAGCCAGGATGCCGGCGAAGTCATTCGCGGGACCATCCTGATCGCAAAGACCATGCTCGCAGCCGGAGAGCATCTGGGAACTGCCTTCCATGTTGGGGCTGTGCCGGAAGGGAAGAAGTTGTTTGCTGCGTTGCACGTCTTTGACGTGGCCAGTGGCTCGGTTGACGTGGTGGTTCAGTGCGATGACGCAGAGGGGATGGCCTCTCCGACTGACAAGATCACCTTCGCGCAACATACCGACACCGGTTCCGAGTTCAAGTCGGCAGCGGGGCCGATTACCGACTCGTGGTGGCGCGTCAAAGTAACGGTTGTCGGGACGGCGACCATCTTTGTGGTCGTCGGCATCGTGTAGCTTGGGGAAGAGGGCAGGGAATTGACGAGGCTCGGAGCAATCCGGGCTTTTTTCATTTGGGGAGGTTACCAATGACGGCAGTGGTTGAAGTCATCAAAGATCCGTACTTCGAGGTCAACAGTGTGGACCTGTCGGACCAGACCTCGGAGATCCAGCTCAATTTCGCGATCGACGAAGTGGAGACGACCGCGTCCGGCGACGGCTGCCATGTCTACGTGCCAGGCCTGGAGAAGCCCACGGCGAGCGCGAAGATGTTCAAGAACTACGGCGCCGGCAGCGTGGATGAGGTGCTGTGGGACAACCGCGGGCAGCTCGTTTCGTTCAAGATGCGGCGCAAACGCGCGGCGAAGGCCACTGACAATCCGGAGTTTTCTTTCCAGGGATTCATGGGCCAGATTCCGCTGATTTCGGGGGCAGTCGGCACGGTCGAGGAATGCACGGTCAATATCGGCATCAATACGCCGATCACCCGTTCGACGAGTTAACGCGAGTGACGGTGGGGCATCAGGGCGAAAGAGCGTGAAATGGCCACTTGATGCAGTTTGAAGGGGGTTACTGTAGTGGTTACCCAGCGGGCTCATGCCCCGTAAAGGCGCGTTCGATTCGCGCACCCCCAACCAAAATCCGGGGCGGGAACGATCTCGCCCCTTTTTTCTTTAGGAGACGAGTCGCATGGGCAATGTTGCAGTGATAGAGCCGGATGGATTGCATTACGAGTTGACTGGGGACGAGATCATCTTCCCCCTGCAGTTCGATCAGGGCGGTCAGGACGTGATGGCCTACTTCGCCATGGATGCTGCTACCGGATCGCACGAGACAAAATCGTTTCTCGACGACCTGATGCCGAAAACCAAGGCCTCGGACCTTGCGGATGAAACCGAAACGGAAGCCGGCGACGATGCGAACGTGCGCGCCTTCGTCACCAAGCACTTCCGCAGCATTCAGGGGATCGAGGGCGAGGCCACACGAGAGCAAATGCTGGCGTGGCTCGACGCGAATCCTCAGATTAAGACGCGCATTTACACGGAAGGGTACAGTAACCTCATCGCAGCATCCGAGGAGGGCACAGGCAAGCTCAAGCTTGTCCTGGGCGGAGCGGAGCAGGAAGTGAAAGCCAAGCGCCCGCTTTACGTGCCCGCGCTCGAGTCGGTGGCTGTCCTGAATCTGACCTTCAGGCACCGCCGCATCACAGAGGAAGACCGCATCCGGCACAAGCGCGCAGGCAAGCAGGTCCAAAAGGGCCGCCGGACGATCGTACGCATCAACTGGGACACGATCGAGCAGCTTGCCGATTCGATGCTTACGGGCCTCGGCGGATTCGTGATCAATGGGCAGGAATGCACGGAAGCCAATAAGAACCAGTGGCTCCCGAAGCTGCAGTTGAGCGACAAGCTGTTTTTTGTCAATCGCGTGATGAGCCGGATCACGGTAAAAAACGGCTAGTTGCGAAGGCTCTCAGCCGGGGCCTTCGCGGATACCGGCTATTGCGTGAAGATGCCAAGTGCGGGCGGGAAGAGTGTTTCGCGGACCTCTTCCTGTCCTTAGGCGACAAAGAAGCCCAAGATGAAGTGAGACGGGCGACGCCAGATCTCCGGCATTGCGGACTGCTAAAGAAAGACCCTTCCTGCTGCCTTGTTTGCAGCCTGAAAGAGAACCCCTACCGCGGGCACGACGCCGAGTTGGCGCTTGAAGCAGCCAGGAATATCGACCTGGTGCGCGATGCCCTTGATCTGTTTGCGTCCTGGGAGATCGGCCTCTTGCGAAAAGAGGATCTCCTCGACCTCTCGCCCGATCAAATAACGGCACTCGAATCCGCTCAATACGAACGGCAGATCCACGTTGCCGAACTTCAAGCCAACATTATCGCTGCGCGACTCGCGACGATTTTCGCAAGATAGGCAATCCCATGCCGGGTTCGACAATCCAGTTCACGCTGCGGGCTGACACCTCCCAGGGCGTGGCCGCACTCGAAAAGATGCGGCTCGCCCTGAGCGACGTAGGCGACCAGGCTGAAAACTCTCAGAAGAGAGCTGCATCGTCCAGCCAGGGGTTCGGCTCCGCTCTTGAGAGCGTCAAGGGTATCGTGGCCGGGCTCGCTGTCACGTTCGGCGGCCTCCAGCTCGCGCAGCAGATTGAGCACTGGACCGGGAAACTGATTGACTTCCAGACCGAGTTCGCCAAAGTCACAACTCTGTTTGAGGGCAGCCCTGAAGTCTACGGAGCGCTCCGGGAACAATTGCTTTCTCTTGGGGGCGAGTTTGGCTCCAATACGCAACTGGCAAAGACCCTCTACGCGACTATTCAATCCGGTGTCAGCTCGGCTGATGCTATCGACTATGTGAAGCAGGCCGCGCTTCTCTCCAAAACCGCGTTCGTTGATACGGCAAGCGCCGTTGATTTGCTAAAGGTCTCGCAAAACGCTTACGGCAAGAGCACCGCAGAGGTATCGCAAACGGCCGAGACGTTGTTCCGCATCCTCCGCCAGGGCGGCGGCATGGACGCGAACGAACTGGCAAAGGGTCTTGGCAGACTCGCCAGCGTGGCTGCAGGCCTGAACATTCCACTGGCCGACCTCGGGGCCGTTCTTTCGACCCTGAAGCAGTACCAGATTCCGGTCACCCAGGGTGCGACTCTGCTCACGACCCTGTTTACGAAGATGATCACGGAAGGTTCGAAGCTCAACCAGCAACTCCGGGAAATGGGTGTGGACCTGAATGCCGACACGTTCAAAAACGGCGGCATCATCAACGTCCTTTCCAAGCTCGGGACCGTGATCCAGGGGGATACGGCCCTGGCGAACGAGCTTGGGCTGCAGGGTCGGCAGGTGAACGCCTTTCTCGCCCTGGCTGGAGCGGGAGCGCAGAAAGCGGCTCTGGCCTTCGATCAAATGACCGAATCCGGCAACCACATGCTCGATGCCCACGGGCGCATGGAGGAGACCCTAGGCGAAAAGTGGGACAAGATGATGAGCAATCTGGAGCGCTCGATTGTTCACAACACCGGCATTGTCGACGGCCTCACCTCCGCGGTTGACTCGCTTGGCAAGGTCATAGTGTTTACCGCCGGCAACTTTGACACCCTGAAGAGCGCCGCGATCGCCTTCCTTACAGTTTGGGCTGGATTTAAGATCACGAGCATGATCGGAGAGTGGGACAACTTCGGCAAGGTCATCGCCACTGCCGGGAACAACATGGGAGGCTTCGGGAAGGCGGCATCGGTTGCCGGTGCTGCGATTTTGGGCTGGAACATAGGACGCTGGATTGCCGATCTCACCGGGGCCGACGAGGCACTGAC